AGATAAGAACTGGAAAAAACTTTCTACAGCAGAAAGAGAGGTGGGTGGTATACCAAATTCAAGTGAAGATATTAAACAAGCTCATGCCGCAGCAATTGAAATGTATATTCAAAACCACGTAGGTCACATCGATGATGGTAACTACGGTACGATGTACTTCAATGAAACACTAAACGATTGGGCTAAGTTTGATATAAACAAACGAACTAAGCACGACGCGTCGATAAGCTCTGGTTTAGCTATTATGGCTTGTAATAGACACTTATATGCGCCAAATGCAAAAACAGAAAGATCACCTTTGAATTTAAATATAGCTAAATACGATAATAAAGGGTTTACATCCCAAATAATTAAATAAAGCATGGCTGAGTCAGTATATGTTAATTTTCCATCACAAGCGGTTCCTGACCTAGAAAAAATGAGTTCAGAGTATGGACTCAAGGTGGCTAGAGCAATAGAGCAAGAGTGGTTTAAAGACACGCATAGTAATAGATATAGAAATACGCAACATAAGTTTCGTGATCTTAGATTATACGCTAGAGGCGAGCAGTCTGTACAAAAATATAAAGATGAGTTATCTATTAACGGTGATTTGTCTTATCTGAACTTGGATTGGAAGCCAGTACCAATTATACCTAAATTCGTGGATATAGTGGTTAACGGTATGTCGGAACGTATGTTTAACGTTAAGGCTTACTCTCAAGACCAGTACGGCGTAGATAAGCGTACTGAGTATATGGAATCTATGATGAGAGACATGGATACTAAGGTATATAACGACCAAGCAGCAAAGATGTTTAGCATGGATCTTTACGAAAACAGTAAAGAAGAGTTACCAGATACTAAAGAAGAATTAGAACTGCACATGCAGCTTAATTATAAGCAAGCTGTTGAAATCGCAGAAGAGCAAGCTATTAACGTTTTGTTAGAAGGTAATAACTACGATCTCGTTAGACGTAGAATGCTATATGATTTAACTGTATTAGGAATAGGTTGTGTAAAGACAGGTTTTAATTGGAGCGAAGGAGCAACCGTAGAGTACGTTGATCCAGCTAATTTAGTTTATTCTTATACAGAGTCTCCATACTTTGAAGATATTTATTATATAGGTGAAGTTAAAACAATACCTATTAACGAGCTAGCTAGAGAGTTTGATGATTTAAATGAAGCTGATCTTAAGGAGATTCACGATAATTCCACTAGAAGATATGGGGTTACTAGAAAAATAAAAGAGTCAGACAATAACAAGGTTCAGGTTTTATATTTTAATTATAAGACTTATATGAATGATGTTTACAAAGTAAAGGAAACTAAAACGGGTGGATATAAAGCTATAGAAAAAGATGATTCTTTTAATCCTCCCGAAGACAAGCAAGAAGGTTACAGTAAACTTCAAAGAGTTGTAGAGGTTGTTTTCGAAGGAGCTATCATATTAGGTACAGACAAATTAATAAAGTGGTGTAAGTGCGAAAACATGATGCGTACGAAATCTGACTTTAACAAAGTTAAGATGAACTACTCGTTAATAGCCCCAAGAATGTATGAAGGCCGTATAGAGTCTTTAGTCGGTAGAATTACAGGGTTCGCTGATATGATTCAGCTTACACATTTAAAGTTACAGCAAGTAATGTCGCGTATGGTGCCCGATGGAGTATACCTTGACGCAGATGGACTTGCTGAAGTCGATTTAGGTAACGGCACGAATTACAATCCACAAGAAGCGCTTAATATGTTCTTCCAGACTGGTAGTGTTATTGGTAGAAGCTTTACGGCAGATGGTGAACAAAACCCTGGTAAAATACCTATTCAACAAATATCTAATGGACAAGGCGCCGGCAACAAACTACAAGCTTTAATAGGTAACTATAATTATTACTTGCAAATGATCCGCGATGTAACGGGTCTTAACGAAGCGAGAGATGGTAGCATGCCTGATCCAAAGTCTTTAGTCGGTGTTCAAAAACTAGCGGCCGCAAACTCAAACGTAGCAACTAGACATATACTACTTGGGTCTATGTTCTTGACCGCTGAGGTTGCTGAGGCTCTATCGCTTCGTATATCAGATATATTAGAGTACTCACCAACAGCTGACGCGTTTGTTCAATCAATAGGCGCTCACAATGTGGCTACGTTAAAAGAAATGAACGAGCTATATTTATATGACTTTGGTATATTTATAGAGCTAGAACCTGACGAAGAAGAAAAACAACTACTTGAAAACAATATACAGACTGCTTTAGCTCAACAGTTAATAGATTTAGACGACGCTATAGATATACGTGAAATAAGGAATGTAAAACTAGCAAATCAACTATTAAAAATAAAGAGAAAGAAAAAGCAAGAGCGTGATCAAAAAATCCAACAAGAAAATGCGAAAGCTCAGGCAGACGCGAATGCACAGGCTCAACAAGCCATTGCTCAAGCTGAGATGCAAAAAAATCAGGCAAAAGCTCAAGCGGACACGCAATTAGAACAAGTAAAGGCTCAATCAAAGTTAACGCATCTTCAAGAAGAAGTAAGACTTAAAAAAGAGCTTATGCAATTTGAGTTTGATTTAAACCAAAGCTTAAGAAACCAGGACCGTATAGAGAATAGAAGTTTAGAGGGTATGAAAGAGCAGGGGAAAGATAAGCGAGAAAAAATGAAAGCAGACACTAAAAAGTTTGAATCTTCAGGTAATGATATACTTGGAGGCGGAATGGGTTTAGATAAATTCAACCCACAAATAGGCAATTAATTATATAATATTTTATCATGGAAAATAACCAAACAGACCTTGAGGATGTAATCCACCAGGTTGAAAACGAAACACCACAACCAGAGGTTGTAGCGGAAGAAGCCGCACCTCAAGAACCAGAAGTTGATCTTGAAAAATTTGAAAGCAAAGACGACCCTGGTGTTATTAAAGTAGATTTAAGCAAACCACCAACTAATGAAGTTGAAGAAAGTAACGCTAACGACCCAGGAGTGGTTAGAAGCGATGAAAGTCCCGAGCCCACACAAGAACAAGAAGAAGTACAATCGCAAGGAGAAGTACAAGGAGAAGTACCAGCATTAGAAGAAGTAACTGAAGAAGAGATCATGACTAAAGAAGAGGTCATGGAAGCTCTTGATGAAACTGAGACTACTGGAAAATCACTCCCAGAGAGCGTGCAAAAGCTTGTGGACTTTATGGATGACACCGGCGGAGATCTTGAAGACTATGTTAAACTCAATAGAGACTTAGAGTCTATTGACGATCAAGACGCATTACGCGAGTACTACAAAAGCACTAAACCTCAATTATCTCAAGAAGAAGTAGATTTTTTGATGGAAGATCAATTTGCCTACGACGAAACTATAGATGATGAGCGTGATATAAAGAGAAGAAAATTAGCCAGAAAAGAGCAAGTTGCTGAGGCTAAGACCTACTTAGACGGGCAAAAGTCTAAATACTACGAAGAAATTAAAGCTGGAAGTAAGCTCACAAATGAGCAGCAGAAAGCGATTGATTTCTTCAACCGATACAATAAAGAGTCGGAGCAAAAGCAAAAGTTAACAGAACGTCAAGTTTCTGAGTTTCAAAAAAAGACCGACAAGGTTTTTAGCGACAAGTTCAAAGGTTTTGAATATAACGTCGGAGAGAAGAAATACAGGTTCAACGTTAATAATGCAGATCAAGTTAAACAAAACCAAAGTGACATTAACAATTTCATCAAAAAGTTTTTGAATGAGCAAAATACGTTAGAGGATGCTAAGGGTTATCACAAAAGCTTGTATACTGCAAACCATGCTGATGCAGTCGCTCAACACTTTTACGAACAAGGTAAAGCAGACGCTATAAAAGAAAGCGTAGCTAAAGCCAAAAATATTAACACAGACCCAAGATCATCTCACGGTGTTGTTGAGGCAGGTGGAATTAAAGTAAGAGTTTTAGGTGATGACAGTGACTCTTTTAAGTTCAAAATTAAAAGAAATAAAAAATAACATTTAAAACTATTTAAAAATGGCAATTACGGCAAGAACGTCGTTTCAGGCTGCTCCAGCGCAGCAAGTTACGTCGGCAAACTATCTAGACATCCAGAATAACGGATGGGCTCAGCAGTATCTTCCGGACCTAATGGAAAAAGAAGCAGAAGTATACGGACAACGTACTATCTCTGGTTTCCTTTCTCAAGTTGGTGCTGAAGAGGCTATGGCAGCTGATCAAGTTATCTGGACAGAGCAGGGACGTTTACACCTATCATACGAGTGTGATATGGTAGATGTTACTGCAAGTACAATTAACATCACTAAGGACATTGATGGTGTAGCAAGAACTACAGACCACGGTATCCGTGTAGGTGACCAAGTAATAATCTCAGGTGGATCTGGTCCTACTGTTACGGCTCGTGTAAGCGTTGCTGCTGCAGGTAACCAAGAAATTACAGTACAGCCTTACGGCTACGCGCATATGACTAACGCAAGTTACGTAAATGGCGACGACACTTGTAAGATCTTAGTATTTGGATCTGAGTACGCTAAAGGAACTGCATACCTTGGTGGACGCGCTAACAAGCCTGCATTCACAACATTTACTAACAAGCCGATTATTCTTAAGGACATGTACGAAGTATCAGGTTCTGATGTATCGCAAGTTGGTTGGGTTGAGATCTCAGGTGAAGACGGCGAAAGCGGTTACCTATGGTACCTAAAAGCTGAAAGTGAGACTCGCTCTCGTTTCGGTGACTACCTAGAGATGAGCATGATTGAATCTGAGCTTACACACGCTGATTCTGCTATTGCTCTTCCAACTGACGGTGGTGCTGGTACAGCAGGTACTCAAGGTTTATTCGCGGCTATTAAAGCTCGTGGACACCAGTCTTCTGGTATCAGCGGAGTTAATGCTGCTACAGACCTAGCTGAGTTCGATGCTATCCTAGCTGAGTTCGATAAGAACGGTGCTATCGAGGAAAACATGATCTTTGTAGATCGCTCAACAGCTCTTGCTATTGACGATATGCTTGCGTCTATGAATTCTTACGGTGCTGGTGGTACTTCTTACGGAGTATTTGAGAATGACGAAGATATGGCACTTAACCTAGGTTTCTCTGGGTTCCGTCGTGGATCTTACGATTTCTACAAGTCTGACTGGAAGTACTTAAACGATCTAGCTACTCGTGGTGGAATTAACGCTGCGGCAGCTTCTTATGGAGACGATATCCGCGGAGTATTTATCCCAGCTGGTACTACTTCTGTATACGATCAATCATTAGGTAAGAACCTTAAGCGTCCTTTCCTACACGTTCGCTACAGAGCATCGAAAGTAGAAAGCAGAAAAATGAAGACTTGGATTACTGGTTCTGTTGGAGCAGTTACATCTGATCTTGACGCTATGACTGTAAACTTCTTATCGGAAAGATGTTTAGTAACTCAAGGCGCTAACAACTTCATGTTGTTAAACTAATAACTATATTTGACGAAACTACCTCACCTTCGGGTGGGGTAGTTTTATATTAACTTTTATTATATTATATTATGGCAAAAAAGAAAACAGCAGAGGTTGTAGAAGAACCTCTATTAGAAGATACAATCGTAGCGGAACCGCAACCAGTGGTCACTAAACCAAAACCAGTTGCTAAAAAAGAAAGCGCTAACGAATGGGAAATTAAAGATAGGACATATATACTTCGACACGGTTTATCACCTCTTAGTAAATCTATTAAGAGCGCTAACGTATACTATTTCGATGAAGAAAAGGGATACGAAAGAGAGTTGAAGTATTGTTCTAATCAAAGAACAGTCTTTGTGGACGAGATGCAGGGTGATCAACGTTTAGATCATATTGTTTTTAGAAACGGGGTTTTAATGGTGCCAAGGAATAAAGTTACTTTACAGAAACTATTGTCTTTATACCATCCAAGTCGAAACAAAGTTTATACGGAACTTAGACCTCAAGTTATTGCTGAATACGAAATCAGTAATCTTGAATTAGAGATTAACGCTTTAAACGCAGCTCAAAACTTAGATATTGAGATGGCTGAGGCGGTATTAAGAGTAGAGGTTGGTTCTAAGGTATCAGAGATGAGTTCTAAGGAGCTTAAGCGAGATATACTACTATACGCTAAGAGAAACCCTAAATTGTTCCTAGAACTTGTTAAAGATGAAAACGTAATGCTTAGAAACTTTGGTATTAAAGCTGCAGAGCTTGGTATTATAAGATTATCACAAGATCAAAGAACGTTTAAGTGGGCTTCTAACGATAGAAAGCTAATGACAGTTCCTTTTGATGAGCATCCTTACTCAGCGCTTGCCGCTTGGTTTAAGACTGATGAAGGCATGGAGGTTTACTCCAATATTGAAAAAAGATTAAAATAATAATCACTTAGTTGGGTGGCCACCCTTCGGGGTGGTCACTAAACTATAAAAACGAATTATGGCAATAAGTGTAGATACAGTTTATCAAAGAGTTTTAGCTCTAGCCAACAAGGAACAAAGAGGCTACATTACTCCTCAAGAGTTTAACTTATTGGCCAACGCGGCTCAAATGGCAATATTTGAGTCGTATTTTTATACAAAAAACCAGAGAGAAAGAGCAGAACCAGGTAGAACTAACGAAGTTACGGAGACTGACGTGTCAGAATTAATGGACGCTAAATTAGCTCCATTTCAATCTTTTGAAGCTGTTACTAGTGGTCATACGTTTCAACCTACTGTGACTGTAGATGGAACTCCTTATGATGTTTTCCAAACAGGCACCGTGTTTTTAGGAGATGAACCATGTCAGAAGGTATCAGTGTTTGATGCTCAGAGATTACTCAAATCCACTAGACACATGGCGGCAACTGATGGGCAATCTCCAATATACACTACTAACAGAATCACTGGAAGAGATATAGTAGTATACGCTGGTAACACGCAAGAAGAAACATCAAACGTGACAGTTGAGTGTTTTAGAGTTCCAGTAACTGCTAATTGGGCTTATGTGGTAGTTAACGATAAGGCTTTATATAATTCAACACTAGCAGTGGATTTTGAACTACATAAATCAGAGACAGACACGTTGGTTAATAGAATACTTCATCTAGCCGGTATCGTGTTAAATAAAGTAGGGCTAGCACAAACAGCGGCTACAATACTTGCATCAGAAGGTCAAACGCAAAATACGTAATTAAATGGGTGTAACAATAGATAGATATCATCAATACTATGCCGATGCCGGTGATCATGGTTCTTATAGACAAATAAGTTTACAAGAAATTATCGATTCGTTTAACGCAACGTATGTTGGTGAAGGTAAAATATGCGAGAAAGTAACGTTAAATGATGTCACGTTTCATGCAATCAGAGGTTTACAAGAACTTAGTTACGACACACTTAGATCTGCTAAAGATTGGGAGATAGTGGTACCATCTACGCTAGTTATGGTTATGCCCGTTGACTATGTTAATTACATAAAGGTTTCGTGGAGTGATGGCAACGGTATTGAAAGAATACTTTATCCAGAAACAAAAAGTAGCAACCCTAGAGATATAAACACGGCAATGACTGATTTTGGCGCGTTTGCTGCTCTTAGCGATGACACTGATT